TTATTTAATTATTTTTATATATAATAAATATGAAACATCTAAAATATTTTGAAAATTCAGAAGATGGAAGAAAAGAAATCTGGGAAATAGACGATCAAGTTTCACATTTGATAAATAATGATACCTATATTTTAATTATGCTTAAAAAAATAGGCATGGATGATAACAGTGTTAAGCATTTTATAAATTATCAATTGTCAGGTGTTAAACGTGAAATGGAAAAATGTAAAGAATATAATAGGGAATTCTATTTATATATTGAAAAAGTATATAATACATCTTATACACTAGGTTATACTTATTTTCCTATTATTAGATCAAAAAAATGGTATAACATACAATACGAAGCTGATCACATGGGACATATCAAAGTAGAAGACTACGAATTACAAACAATTAAATATAATTTGTGAAATATATTAAAAAATACGAAACATCCAATATACTTAATGTAGGTGATCATATCAAAATAACTAGTGATACAAATCCAAATAATATCTACAAAATAGAATTATATGAGCCAGCCTTTTTAACCTGTCCATATGGTGTAAGAAATATTCAAACAAATGAATTCAGAACTCCACATAAAAAATATATCTTAAAAATAGAAGACTACGAATTACAAGAAATTAAATATAATCTGTAAATTTAACTATAAAGGACTCCTTAATACCTAAAAAATCTATAATCTTAGATTTAACATCAGCATCACTATCTTTATAAGTCAATCTCAATAAAGGTATATTATTTGAGATACAATATTCATTCTTTAACTTATCTCTATATTGTAATTCTTTAAATGCTTGTTCATCTCCCCAATATAAAATTGCTTTAAAATGCTGCTCACCATCATATTCAATACAAGCATTTAATTGAGGAATATAAAAATCAAATCTTAAAAGTTTTTTGTGTTTTAAATCTTTGAAAGTTTTTTGTCTAACATAATAAATTTTTAAAGAATCTAATATTTTTGATGTTTGTAATTCGCCTTTAGTTTCAGCACAAATAGGACAACCTGTACCATTTAAATGTGGTTTAATTGAAATATTAAAAAAATCTTTATGTTTATTACAATATATATTATATACATAATATTTAATTTTCTCACCATTATTTTTTGCAATTTCTTCTTTTTTATCACAAATATCCCACAATTTATTTAATTTTTCCTCATCATTATTATCTGGATTATCATTATCTATTACTGAATTCCATTTTAAAAAAAATTCAGATGATATAAATGCTTGGTCATAATCATACTTAGTAGCATACTTTTTTTCAAGTTTTTTAATAATATCTTCCTCTACCAAATTACGACCAGCACACTTTGGACAACCAATTTTCCAACTATCACCTCTTTGTGAAAATATACCATGTTCAGGACAAATTATATTATCTATAAATATTCTATCTTTTTCATCTGTACCAATCCTATGACTCACTTTTATTTTTGAATAATCATATTCATCATGATACATTTCAGCATTTTTTATAAATTTTTCTCTTATTTTTTTACATTTAGGACAACCATTACGAACATCATCATTATCATCATCAATATCCAAATTGATATATTTTTGATCTTCTCTTCTTTCTTTTATTTTTATAAATTGAGAAAAATGTGTATTATGTATTTTGCATTTAATATTTCTTATTTGTTGCCAATAATAATAAATGGTTTTTGAATCATTTAGACTGAGTATATTTGCATTATGTATCTCAATTTCAGAATAATCATATATATCTCTGTTGTCTATTTCTGATTGTTTTATAAAATCTCGTTTTATTTTTAATTCTTCTCTCATATAATTATATATTAAAAAAAATTATAATTATCTATCTTTTGGATAACTATATGTTTTATTAATATTTTCAAATTTTTTTCTTAATATCTTAGTTTCTCTATTATCTTTACCAATAACGTAAGCGTATTTATGTTTATTTTTTGGTTTTCTAACATGACAATTATTTAAACATTCAATAGAATATGTTTTCATTTTTTCAACAATATCACTAGGTATTTTATTCCATAAAATAGAGGTTTTTCTATTCCATTCATCTTTCCAAACAATTCCATTTTTTTTCAAATATGATTTATAAAAATTTAATTTTCTAAATCCTCTATTATTGATCCAGCCATTAGGATTATCTGGATTAAAATACAGTTTACCTGAACCAAAATTATTTCCAAGATAATAAAAATTACAAGCTTGATATATCGTACCAAGTTCCTTTGCTTCTGGATCAGCATATGCTTCAAATAATCTAAATTCGGTATTTTTTACCATCCATTTAATAGACCACATCAATAACGCACTTGCTAAATTTTTTGGAGTCCAGGATGCACACGCACCTCTACTTATAAGTTTTTCTATTTCATGTGTATTTTCTCCCAATAACATTGAAAAAGAATTTGGTGTCGACATAATAATAACACCAGACAAAATATTATTATATGTTGCAATAAATCTATGTGTTGGTCTATTAGGCATCTTGCCTAACCACTCATATTTCTTAATAAAATTTACAATTTCTTTAGTTCTAGCATCGTCTTTAGATACTGATTCAAAATTAAAATCACCAATTTTCAAGTTTTTATAATCAAAATTAATACATTTTACATCATCTTCTAATGTTTTTAATCTTAAATCATACTGCCAAGAATGTTCTTTTTTATAAACAAATGGATCTATCATTTTATCAAAAATTTCATAATTTCTATCCAAAATAAAAATAAAATTATAACCATTTTCTTTACATATCTTCTGTTTAGCTAAATTTTTGTCTTTATGCTCGTTAAACCAATATGATGATTTTATTTCTATTATTAGATTCAATTCTTCAAAATAAAAATCAGGATAATATGTACATTCATTATTAATAAACATATATTTGATTGATTTACATCTTTTAATATTTATTTTATCATAATATTTATTTAAAAAATCTAATTCATACTCACCTTGATAATAAATATTTGTATCTCTGAAATTTGATATGTGATATCCATTTTTAATCATTTTTTTATATACATCTTCGTTTTGTGCTGGATAATATACACCATATTTCTCAAATATAATATTAGATAATTTTTGTTTTACTAAATCATTTTGCATTGGATTTTCAAATCCAAATTTTTTCAAACATGTTTTTTTGTATTTTTTTCGATTATTATAGAACTCATCATTATATTTTTCTTTTTTTGTTTTAGATATTTTTTCTTTAATGATACTAGAACCCAATGGTGATTTAGATGAATATTTTTCTAAACAAGTATTTTCAACTTTTAGTTTAATATCATTATTTTTTAAAGGTGAATCTACTCCATATAGATTATTTAATGTGGCTTTTGATTTTTCTTTAAAATCAGTTGTTGACATATATTCTTCAGAACCATATTTTTCATTTATTGTTTTTTTTGATTTCTCTTTAATATTTTTATTTTGTATAGAATATTCAACCCCATATCTCTCTAAATTAGTTTCCTTTGATTTTTCTTTAAATTTATCCAATTTTAGTGGATGATCTACACCATATCTCTCTAAATTGGTTTCTTTACACCTTATTCCTGAACATTTTTTACAATGATAAATATCATTTTTAATATTTCTCAAATATGAAAAATAAGAAATTCTATAATTTCCATTACATATATCACAAGACACATCAATTTTATGCTTTGACGTTTTAGGTAAATCCGTAACACTAATAATAATGTTATCACCAGATTTTACATCATAGCCTAAATTATTATAATAACCAATATTCTTATTCGTCGTCTTTATTTCTATTTTATCTATTCTAATCATATATTATATATAATTTAATAGCACAAAAGTTTATATTAATTTTAATTTAATAGCACAAAAGTTTCATTAATGAAAAATATTTAATAGCACAAAGGTTTATATTAATAACAAAAAAAAGAGGAAAGTAAACTTTCCTCTTTTTAATATTGATTGATTCTATCTATTAGATAAGAACACCAGCTGAATCTGTAACCAAAATGGTCATGAATTGCTTCCAGGGAAAGAACCCAATGTCAGCAACCGCGTATCTTGAACGAATTAACATTCTAGGTGCCCAAGTCGCTTCGGAAATAAGTTGGATACTCTGTGCCATCAAATAAGGTACGAATACCAAACCTGGTTGTTCAACACTATTTTTTCTTCCTAAG